TCATCAGAATGTCCTCATCCTGATGGTCCTAAATGGAAAGCAATTATTACAGAAGAAGAAGAAGATAAACTAGATGCATTATGAGTATAGTATTTCAAGCATCAGATCATAGTTACAAGAGTATAAATGATTCTGATAAAATTAATTGGATAAGTGTAACTACACTAGTATCTCATTTTAAAAAACCTTTTGATGCTAAAGCAGTAGCTGCTAAGGTAACTAAAAGTAAAAGATCTAAATGGTTTGGAATTGACCCTATTGCTATTGAAGCTATATGGAATGCTGAATCAGATAGAGCTATGACTCTAGGTACTTTTTATCATAATCAAAGAGAATCTGACATATGTGGATTAGCATCTATGGAAAGAGAAGGAATAGTAGTTCCTATATTTCCACCATCTGGAGAAACTAATGGTATTAGATTAGCACCCTCACAAAAATTAGATTCAGGTATATATCCTGAACATATGATGTATCTTAAGTCTGCAGGTATATGTGGTCAATCAGATTTTGTAGAAGTAATAAATAATAAAGTAAATATTATAGACTATAAGACTAATAAAGAAATTAAAAAAGAATCATTTAAGAACTGGGAAGGTATATCAGATAAAATGAGTCCCCCCATATCATCATTAGATGATTGTAATTTTAATCATTATGCTTTACAATTAAGTATTTATATGTACATTATACTAAAGCATAATCCTAAACTTATTCCAGGTAAAATGTTTATACAACATATATCATTTGAAGAAGAAGGTAAAGATAACTATGGATATCCAATAACTAAATATTTAGATAATGGAGATCCTATAGTAAATGATATTACACTAATGTTTATACCTTATCTATATGATGAGGTTCTTGCTATTATAAATTATATTAAAGATAACCCAATTAAAAAGAAATAATTATGAAATTTTATGAAATAAGACATTATGACAAGAACTATCCAGGACGCAATAAAATATTAGCTTATAAAGGTATTGTGTTACTTAGATATAAAGGAAAATTACTTTGTTATTTAAAACCTTTAAAAAATAAATCCAAAGGTTTTGAAGATCCTAAAAATCCAGATCTATATATAGCAAAAGGTTTTATTGTTTGTAATAATGATCATTTACTATACTTACGACATTATTTAGCATCAGGTTTTATAGATGGTTTAAAAAATTTATTTAATATAAAATCTAAACAAAAAGTTAAAAATCCATTCCTATGATAGTAAGATTATTTGATGTTCAAAATGGTATTGTAGTACCAACAGAACACTGTTATACACTAAAAGCTTTAAAAGATGTAATGGATAATTATCCAGAAGAACATCTTAAGATATATTTGTATTTATTTTATATGACATGTCCTAATCCAGATATGAATCCTTTTTTCTATGCACCTGATATAGATAAAGAGTATTTAATTATGAAAGAAATAAATGGAGATTTTTCATTAGAAGATGATGATATCCATACTGCTTTAGAATTTTGTAAAAGAATGTATGAAACACCAACCTCTAGAGCATATAAAGGTATTGCATCTATGTTAGATAGATTAGGTAGATATATGGAGAATACTCCTATTACAGATGGAAGAGATGGTAATATAAATTCTATAGTTGCTGCAGCAAAAAACTTTGATCAGATTAGAGCTTCATTTAAAGGAGTATATAAAGATTTACAAGAAGAACAATCTAGTAAAGTTCGCGGAGGTCAAGGTCTTGCCTATGATAGTTAATTATGGATGACATACATAAAGATATTCCTACATGGGATAATGGTACATGGACAACAACATCTTTTGAATCAAGAGATGATTGGAGAGACTTTTTATTTTCCATATTTAGAGAACCTGGAAAATATGAGTTTAATGAAGCAACCAATGAAGTATTTATTGCTGAATCTAGAAAATTTAGAGAAACTAAAGTATATTGTACAGCACCATTTAAATCTAGGGACTTTATTAATTACTGGGATGATCAGAAAAATAAATGCAGACTAGGAGTATTAGTTAAATCAGATAATAAAATATGGTATCTTACCAGAGACTATTATATGTGGTTAAACTTCTTACCAATCTTTGATAAGGAACAACAGAAGTTTGACTTTGCTCAAATAAGGGATGCACAATATCATATGGCATTATATGAAGTACTTGCAGAACTATTCTATTTACATGCTGCTATACTAAAGAAAAGACAGATTGCTTCTAGTTATTTTCATGCTGCAAAACTAATTAATCAGTTATGGTTTGAGGCAGGAGTTACCTTAAAGATGGGAGCTAGTCTTAAAGATTATATTAATGAAAAAGGTACATGGAAATTTCTAAATGAATATGCTGCATTTTTAAATGAGCACACTGCTTGGTATAGACCTATGTCTCCAGATAAAGTAATGATGTGGCAACAAAAGATTGAAGTAAGAAAAGGAGATAGAAAAGCTGAGGTAGGTTTAAAAGGAACTTTACAAGGAATGTCTTTTGATAAAGATCCAACAAATGGAGTAGGTGGACCCGTTAAATACTTCTTTCATGAAGAGGCTGGCATTGCTCCTAAGATGAATACAACATTTGGATACATTAAACCCGCTCTTAAATCAGGTATGATTACTACAGGTTTATTTATAGCAGCAGGATCAGTGGGTGACTTAGATCAATGTGAACCATTAAAGAAAATGATTCTAGATCCAGAAGCTAATGATATTTATTCTGTAGAGACAGACTTATTAGATGAACAAGGTACTTTAGGTAAGTCAGGTTTATTTATTCCTGAACAGTGGTCAATGCCCCCATACATAGATGATTATGGTAATTCACTTGTAGAAGATGCATTACAAGCATTAGATGATTATTTTGAGAAAATAAAAAAATCTATGGATCCTGAAGATTACCAGTTAGAAATATCTCAGCATCCTAGAAATATAGCAGAAGCATTTAAACATAGAAAAGTATCTAAGTTTCCATCACATCTTGTTAGTGCTAAAATAAGAAGAATAGAAGAAAAAGACTATGCTTATGAGTATCTAGATATATCTAGAGATGAAATAGGAAAAATTAAAGTTAAGACAAGTAATAAGTTACCAATATCTGAATTTCCTATAAGTAAAAAGACAGAAGACAAGACTGGATGTTTAGTTGTATGGGAAAGACCAGTTAAAGATCCCGTATATGGTCAGTACTATGCATCTATTGACCCTGTAGCAGAAGGTAAAACAACTACTTCAGACTCATTATGTTCTATTTATGTAATGAAAGCTCCAGTAGAAGTAACTAAATTATCAGGAAATGAAACAGAAACTTATATAGAACAAGATAAAATAGTAGCCGCCTGGTGTGGAAGATTTGATGATATCAAACAAACACATGAAAGATTAGAAATGATCATAGAGTGGTATAATGCTCAGACTGTAATTGAGAATAATATTTCTTTATTTATTTTATATATGATATCTAGAAAAAGACAAAGATATTTAGTTCCTAAAAATCAGATAATGTTCTTGAAAGACTTAGGTGCAAATGCTAACGTCTTCCAGGAGTATGGTTGGAGAAATACAGGTGTACTATTTAAACATCACTTATTAAGTTATGTCATAGAATACTGTAAAGAAGAATTAGATACGGTAACTAAACCTGATGGAACTATAGTAAGAACAACTTATGGTATAGAAAGAATACCAGATATCATGTTACTTAAAGAAATGCATGCATATACAGATGGTTTAAACGTGGATAGACTAGTTGCATTTTCTGCAATGGTTGCATTTATGAGAATACAACAAGCAAATAAAGGATATACTAAAAGAGTTATTATGGATGATGCAGCTAAAAACTTGCAAAAGTCAGAAAATTTGTTTAAATTAAATAGCAGTCCTTTCCGTCATATGGGAGGAAGGGGTCCTAAAATTAATGGTCAATATATTAAAAGATCAGCTTTTAAAAATATTAAATAGAAATTATGCAAGTATATAATGCAATGCAGCTCAAGAAAGGAGCTAAAGCAGAACAAACTAGATTGGGTACTATTACTCAACCACTTCAATTTTTATCTAAAAAAGAAAAAAATGAAGAATGGGCAGCTTGGAATCTTGATTGGTTAGAATGGAATGGTATTAAACAGATCCGTAGAAATGCAGGAAGATTAATGAAAAACTATAACCTTGCAAAAGGTATTATAGAAAGAGGTGATTATATAGTAGAGGCTGATAATGAATATAAAGATATAGTAGAAGTACTGCAAAGAGATGATTCTGCTGCAATGGAACTTAAATTTTATCCTATTATACCTAATGTAATTAATGTACTTGTTTCAGAATTTGCTAAAAGATCTACTAAACTTACCTATAGGGCAGTAGATGAATTCTCATATAATGAGATGTTAGAAGAAAAAAGAAAGATGGTAGAGGAAACTCTTATGTCAAATGCACAAACTAAAATTATTTCTGCTTTAATAGAACAAGGATTAGATCCAGAATCTCCAGAAGCTCAAGCAGAATTAGCTCCAGATAAATTAAAAACTCTTCCCGAAATTGAAGCTTTCTTTAAAAAAGATTATAGATCTATGGTAGAAGAATGGGCATCTCATCAGCATAAAGTAGATGTAGAAAGATATAAAATGGATGAACTTGAAGAAAGAGCATTTAGAGATATGCTTATTACAGATAGAGAGTTTTGGCATTTTCATATGATGGAAGATGACTATGATGTAGAATTATGGAATCCAGCAGTAACCTTTTATCATAAGTCTCCAGATGCTAGATATATATCTCAAGGTAATTGGGTAGGTAAAATAGATATGTTAACTGTATCAGATGTTATAGATAAGTATGGATACTTAATGACAGAAGAACAATTAGAAGCTTTAGAAGCTATATATCCAATTAGAGCTGTAGGTTATAATCTTGGAGGAGTTCAAAATGATGGTTCATTTTATGATGCAACTAAGTCACATGATTGGAATACTAATATGCCGTCTCTTGGTATGAGACAATATACTTCAGCATTAGGTGATTCTATGAATGGAGGTGGTGATGTAATTGCACAAATATTTTCTCAAGGAGAAGATTACTATGATCAAGGAACTGCTTATTTATTAAGAGTTACTACAACTTATTGGAAATCACAAAGAAAAGTAGGACATCTTACTAAAGTAACAGATAGTGGAGAAGTAACAAATGAAATAATAACAGAAGACTATCAAGTTACAGATAAACCTATATATGATGATAGGTTATTTAAAAATAAAACAAAAGATACTTTAGTATTTGGAGAACATATTGATTGGATTTGGATTAATGAAGTATGGGGTGGAGTAAAAGTTGGACCAAATATTCCTTCTTATTGGGGAATGAATAATCCAAGTGGTTTTTCACCTATGTATCTTGGTGTACAAAGAAATAATATTGGACCTCTTAAATTTCAATTTAAAGGAGATCAAAGTTTATATGGATGTAAACTTCCTGTAGAAGGTTCAGTATTTTCAGATAGGAATACTAAGTCAACTGCTCTTATTGATTTAATGAAGCCCTATCAGATTGGATATAACATAGTAAACAACCAGATTGCTGACATATTAGTAGATGAGTTAGGTACTATTATCATGTTAGATCAGAACACTCTTCCTAAGCACTCTTTAGGAGAAGACTGGGGAAAAGGTAATTATGCTAAAGCATTTGTAGCTATGAAGAATTTTCAGATGCTTCCTTTAGATACTTCTATTACAAATACAGAAAATCCATTAAATTTCCAACATTTTCAAAAACTAGATTTATCTCAAACAGAAAGATTAATGTCAAGGATACAATTAGCTAATTACTTTAAACAACAGGCTTATGAAGTAATTGGTGTTAATCCACAAAGAATGGGGCAACAACTATCTCAAACATCAGCAACTGGTGTAGAGCAAGCTGTTTCTGCATCTTATGCGCAAACAGAAATATTCTTTATACAGCACTGTGATTATTTAATGCCAAGGGTACATCAAATGAGAACTGATTTAGCTCAGTATTATAATGCTACTAAACCATCTTCAAGATTAAGTTATACTACTTCTGCTGATGAAAAAGTAAACTTTGAAGTAAATGGTACAGATCTTCTTATGAGAGATCTTAATATATTTTGTAGTACTACAGCAAACCATAGATCTGTTCTAGAACAATTAAAACAAATGGCTATGCAGAATAATACTACAGGAGCTTCAATTTATGATTTAGGTAAGATAGTACAATCAGACTCTATTGCTGAACTTAATAATGTACTTAAAGGTTCAGAACAAAGATTACAACAACAAAAACAACAAGAGCAACAGTCTCAACAGCAGATGCAACAAGAACAAACTAAAGCTCAACAAGATATAGAAAAAATGAAAATTGATTCTCAAGCAATGGAAAAAGAGAAAGATAGACAAAGAGATATTCTTGTTGCTGAAATTAGATCAGCAGGATTTGGTGCTATGCAGGATATTAATAAAAATGAAGTATCTGACTATCAAGATGAAATGAAAAACATTAGACAGTCTGAACAATACCAGCAACAAACAGATTTACAAAGAGAAAAACAAGTTAATGAAAACTCTAGACAATCACAAAAAATGGATATAGAAAGAGAAAAACTTGTTGTTCAACAAAATATATCAGATACACAGTTACAAATAGCTAGAGAAAATAAAAATAAATTTGATAAAAAGGATTCTAAAAGAAAAGAAAAATAGCACTTAGCTATATAGTCCAAAAAAATAATTATTTTATTATAAATTTCTCAAGTTTATTTTATATATTAAAGTATAACCAAAACCAACAAAGATGAGTGAAACTACAAAAAATCCTGAAGATGAGCAGGTACAAGATACTACAACGGTAGATCAGATTGATGTTAACATAGATGAATTATTTGGAATACCAGGAGCTGCAAATATTATGCTCCCTTCTGAAGAAGAGAAATCTAAAAATGTCTTTAGTAAAGAAAGTACTCCAGACACTTCGTTCCTTGACATAAAACCTAGTACTTCTAAAGAAAGAGAAGAGGCAAAAGAAAAAAAAGCAGAAGTTGAAGAAACAATAGCTGAATTAGATGGCCTTATTAGTCAAGAAGAAGATGCAGGAAATAAAGGAAGACCAAAGGTAGATAAGTCAGGTCTATCTGAGTTAGCACAAAAAATGATTGAAGAAGGTGCTTTAATTCCATTTGATGATGACAAGTCATTAGATGATTATACAACTAAAGACTTTAGAGATTTATTTGAAGCTAACTTTCAACAAAGAGAAGAAGCCATTAGAAAAAATACTCCAAAAGAATTTTTTAATGCTCTTCCAGAAGAACTTCAATATGCAGCTAAGTATGTAGCAGATGGAGGACAAGATTTAAAAGGTCTTTTTAAAACTCTTGCCCAAGTAGAAGAAATGAGACAGTTAGATCCTTCTGATGAATATGATCAAGCTGAAATTGCAAGACAGTATTTATATACTACTAACTTTGGAAATGCAGAAGAAATAGAAGAAGAAATTGAAGCTTGGAAAGATACTGATAGATTACAACAAAAAGCTAATCAATTTAAACCTAAGTTAGATAGAATGCAAGATGAAATTATTGCTAAACAACTTGCAGAACAAGAAGTAAAAAAAGAACAACAAGACCATGCAGCAAAAACTTATACTGATAATGTATATAGTACATTAGCAAATGGAGAAATAAGTGGAATTAAACTAGATAAGAAAGTTCAAAGTTTACTCTACTCAGGATTAGTTCAACCAAACTATCCTTCTATATCAGGAAAACCTACTAATTTATTAGGCCACCTTTTAGAGAAATATCAGTTTGTAGAACCAAGACATGATTTAATTGCAGAAGCACTTTGGTTACTTGCAGATCCAGAAGGTTATAAAAGTAAAATTAAAGATCAAGGTAGTAAACAAGCTGTAGAAAAAACAGTAAGGCAATTAAAAACTGAAGAGTCAAGAAAAATTACCTCTTCTGTAAATGATGATAGAGAATATGATTCTAGATCAAGAATTAGTAAACCACAAAAAACCATCTCAAGAGGAGGCTTCTTCAAGAGATTTTAATTAAGTAACAAATAAAACAAATATAAAAATGGCAACTCCAGTAATGAACAATGGCATATTCCTAAGGGATACAGCCTACGCGGCAAGTTCCCATGTGGATTCGTACCACCTGGTGAATATGCTAAAAGATGCAGAACCAATGGACTTAGGTCCAGTAGACCTTTGGGCAATGGCTCAAAGAGTTGAAATGCCTCTTTACCAATTATCATCTTTTGGTGGTAAAAATGTAATCAATGTTGATAATG